TGGCACATTATGAAATGTATTTTTGTTTACCTAGCAGTGCATATGATAGTGCTGTTGGGACTAAAATTAAAGCACTATATCCAATAGTAGAATCAGTAGCAGATGATGGTACGGTAACGTATAAATCAGCTCCTACATGGCATGAGATAATCTTTGCAGGTAAAGTAGGTGCTCCACGATATTCACACGATAGAGCATATTGCATTATTAAAGGTGAGTGGTCTATGAAAGATGGTGTATTATCAGAATTAGTAGCACTAGGTTCAGGCGTTGCATATCCAAACTTTAGTGTATTAACAAAGTCTGAAGCTCAGACATTAGCAAGCAGTTCAACCTTTACAGGAGAATAATGGCTAGAAAAAAGAAAGCAGATCAAATAAGACAATTGTATAACTTGTCTAATACTTGGACAAGAAAACAATGGGAACATATTAATCAAAAAGGCTATGAATTTGCACATGATGAGCAACTAAGTCAAGATGAAAAAAATTCTCTTGAAGAACAAGGAATGCCTACATTTATTATTAATAGAATACTTCCTGTAGTTGAAATGTTAAATTTTTATGCAACAGCAAATAATCCTAGATGGCAAGCTGTTGGTACTGAAGGTAGCGATGTAGATGTAGCTGCAGTTCTTTCAGATTTATGTGATTATATTTGGGCATTATCAGATGGCAACACATTGTATGGAAATGCAATAAATGACGCAGTTACGAAAGGATTAGGATATTTATTAGTATCTGTAGATAGAGATATGGATAATGGTATGGGAGAAGTAATTGTTACTCAACCTGAACCTTTTGATATTTATGTAGATCCTAAATGTAGAGATATGCTTTTTAAAGATGCTGCTTTTATATTGATAAGAAAAGTATTACCTAAAAACCATTTAATAAAAACATTTCCTGACCAAAAAAGAAAAATTAGTCAAGCTAGTAGTGATGAACAAGCTCAGCGAACTTGGTCTGCAAGAGCTGTAGGAGATGAAGATCAAAAATTATTTGCATTTAATGATACTACAGAACAAGCTAATATGGCTATTGAACCTGATGGTAGTCAAGATGAATTAGTAGAATATTTTGAAATATATGAAAAGATTAAAGTATCTTATATGAATGTATTTTATAGAATACCTCCTAGTCCTGAAGTAATGGAGCAAATAAAACAACAAGCTCAAGTTGCTATGCAAGAAATGCAAGCTGAAATGCAAGTTAAATTTATGGAAACTCAACAACAACTTCAACAGGCTGTTCAAGAAGGAAAAATGATTCCTGAGAGAATGCAATTAGAATTGCAAAAAGAACAAAAAATGATGCAACAGCAATTGCAAGCTTACGAACAAGAAACTATAAGTAGATTGCAAAGCGAAGCATCTAAGATTGAAAATGTTATTGTTTCTGAGCAAGAATTTAAAGTCTTGTTGGAAAATAAATTAATAGCAGATAATATTGTAGATAAAGTTCAATTTTATGATATTAGAATAAAACAAATATGCGCAGCAGGCGATAAGATATTGTATGAAAAAATATTGCCTAAAACAGTCAAAGACTATCCATTAATACCGTTTCATTATAAATGGACAGGAACTCCTTATCCTATAAGTGCAGTTGCTCCTTTAATTGGAAAACAACAAGAAATTAATAAAGCTCATCAAATAATGGTACATAATGCATCATTAGGTTCATCTTTACGATGGATGTATGAAGAAGGTAGTATTGATGCAGAAACTTGGGAAAAATATTCTTCTAGTCCAGGAGCATTATTGCCAATTAGGCCTGGGGTAGAAAGACCTACTCCTGTAATGCCCGCTCCATTATCTAGTGCATTTTTTCAAATAGTTCAACAGGGTAAATCAGATATGGAATATCTTGCAGGTATTTATAGTTCTATGATGGGTGATTCTGGTGGTGCCAGTGAAACATATAGAGGTATGTTGGCATTAGATGAATATGGGACTAGACGAATCAAACAATGGATGAATACTTCTATTGAACCAGCATTAAAGCAACTAGGTACGGTAGTATTGCAATTTGCTCAATCCGTATATACTGCTAATAAAAGATTTAGAATAATACAACCATCTGCTATTCAAGAGCAAAGAGAAGTGGAAATTAATATTCCTATATATAATGATATGGGTCAAGCTATAGGAAAATCAATGGATATATCATCAATTAAATATGATATAAGAATAATATCTGGTTCAACTCTTCCTGTAAATAGATGGGCATATTTGGAAGAATTAAAACAATTAATGCAAATGGGAGTTATAGATGATATAGCTTTACTTGCAGAAACTGATATTAAAAATAAAGAAAATATTATTAAAAGAAAAAGCTTATACTCTCAGCTACAATCACAGTTATCTAGTTTAGAAGAAGCTGTTAAAGATAAAGAAGGTACTATTGAAACTCTGGAAAGACAATTAGTACAAGCTGGAATAAAACAAAAAGTTATGCAAGCAGATGTTGAGATTAACAAAAAGAAAGAAGAAGTTAAATCAAATATGAATAAACAATTTGTTCAAACAGAAGGTGAACAAAAGTTATTGCGTAATGTAATGTCTAATGATGCTAGTACTCAATCTCAAAAACTAGCTATTCAAGCTGAGAAAATAAAAAATGATTTGCAAAAGAAGGAAACTTCTGAGTAAACTACGTTGAAGAATAACAATCAAATAAGGAGATGTTATGTCTAAAGAAGAAACTACCCAAGGTAACCCTGAGATTGGTATGACGGAAGATTCTTTTGAATCAGTCGAACAAGCGAATACAGGCTCTGAAGGATTTTTTGATGCTTTAGAAGGTCAAGTAAACGGAGGAATAGTAGATCCAAATGAGGCAACCCACGAAGATTTTGGCCCCGATACGGCTTACGAGCCTGAGGCAACCCAAGAAAGTCTAGAAAGTGGCTCCAATACAGTGGAACAGTCAAATAACAGCCAGGACTGGGAAAAGCGATACAAAGACAGTAGTCGCGAAGCTGTTAAGCTGAAAGAACAAATGAATGATTTAACTCCATTCGTCCCTGTTTTAGAAGCTATGAAAAATGATAGTGGTCTTGTTCAACATGTCAGAGAATATTTAGTAAATGGTGGAGCACCAGCAAAAACTATAAAAGAACAGTTAAATATTGACGATGATTTTATATTTGATGCTAATGAAGCTGTATCCGATCCACATTCTGATAGTGCTAAGTTAATGAATGCTCATGTCGATACTTTGGTGCAAAAACGAGTTGGAAGTATGGTAGCTACAGAGAAAAAAAATGCAGCCCAAATTCAAGCTAAACTTGCCAAAAGTAAAGAAGAGCAGGCTTTTAGAGAAAAGCATAATATGTCAGATGAAGAATATGAGGAATTTGTAGATAAAGCTAAATCTCATGTTCTTACTTTAGAGGATGTTAATTATCTTATTAATAGAGATAAAGCAGCGACAAATACTGCAAATGCAGCTAGAAATGATATGCTCAACCAAATGAAAAATGTTCGTGATATGCCAACAAGTGCCAGTGGAGCTAACTCTCAAGGCGATAAAAATAATCCAGATGATGATATATTTGAAGGTTTATTAGGTCTTGATGGTGGCGTTGATAACTTGTTTGGATAGATAAACATTTAAAATAGTTTTAAAGGTCTATCCGAGCTTAATTAAATAGTTAAGGAGATAGACAATGGCGGATTCAACATCCATAGGCGGAAATAGCCTATATAGTGGCCAGGGTCTCAATTCGTTAGCTGGAGCAGCTGCTAGTACGCATAATACTGGTGCTTTACGAAGAAAGTATAACTTCGGAGATAGAGTATCAGAACTTGCGTTAGCACAAGATCCATTCTTTCGTTTTGTGAGCATGGTCTCTAAAAAACCAACCGATGATCCAACTTTCAAATTTACTGAAAAACGTTCATCATATACTAAAAGATATGCATATGTAGCAGATTTTGATGCGAGTGCAGGTTCTTCACCAGCTACTACAGTAGGTGGAACAGGTAACGATTTAAGCCCATCATCTGGTGACGTATATACTTTTAGTATGTTTACAGATTATAATGCTGATGGTAATATGACAAATATTTACGGTCAGACAGTTAATTATTTCGAAGGAGTAAAAGGCACACAGCCTAAATTCTTTATTCCTGGTCAAATAGTTAAAATACCTCATGGTGCTGCTAGTACTGATAATAATCTTACTTCTGAATTAACAGGATACACTTTGTGGAAAATTAATTCAGTTGATTTGACTACTTATGCAGAAGCAGCAACAGCTAATAGTGCAACAGTTAATAAAGCTATTATTAATGCTACTTGTATAAAAGGTGCATCTAATATTAGTCCTATGAGTGCTGTATCAGCAAGCAATGCTGCTGTTGAAGATGGTGCCGCAGGATTAGGTCATGCTGCTAGTAACACTACAAAAGCTGCGAGTCAGGAAGACTTAGAGCCATTTAAAACATATGTAGTTGGTACTTCTTTTGCTGCTGGATCTGGGTATCCAGAAACTTGGGAAGACCAGCCATATAGCACAAACTATGGGCAAACTCAG